GCCGGGCGGGCGGGATGTTAGCGGCCGGTATCAACGCGTCGATCACTGGCCACGGAGCCCACCTCATGGTTATTGACGACATCGTCAAGGATGCGGCGGAGGCGGACAGTGTGGCGCATCGGCGCCGGATCTGGAACGAATGGCAGTCGACGTTGTCGACCCGTATCCACCCGGGTGGGGGTGCGCTCTGCGTGATGTGCATGACGGGTGACACGCCAGTGCTGATGGCTGATGGCACGGAGAAAGACCTACGACATATCCGTCCTGGTGACAGGGTGGCAACCTATGAACAGGGACGACTGAGTAAGTCGACCGTTCGTAACTGGGCGAATCAGGGCCCTGACCACGTGTTTCGTATTAGGATGAAATCAGGACGAACGGTACGGGCAAATGCTCGCCACCCGTTCCTGACCATCAAGGATGGTGTCGAGACGTGGCAGCGAACGGACTCTCTCAAGCCGGGCAGCGTCATCCTGACGGCCATTGGGGTAAATGGCGTGGAGTCGCCTGTTCGGCTGATGGGTGTGGGGAGCCAGCCAAATGCAAAGGCATGTGCATGTCCCACTACAGAAGAGCTCGATGGGCATCAGGTCACCGTCCCCCCTCGACTAATCCGCAATCCATGCGGGATCGGCGAATGCGACACCGTTATGGACTCGACCAAGCCGGATACGATGCCCTCTTCGCCGAGCAGGGCGGTGTTTGCGCCATCTGCAAGGAAGTGCCAACACCGCGAAACACCAGAGCCCATTGGGACGGCAAGCTTTGTGTCGACCACGACCATGACACGGGACGTATCCGCGGTCTGCTCTGCAACGACTGCAATCTGGCGGTCGGATACGGAAAGTCTTCAGAGGCCCTGCGTGCCGCCGCTGAATACATCGACCGTTACGCCTGAGGAGGTCGCTGAGGTCGTACCGGCTGGCGTCGAAGACGTTTTCGACATTCAGGTCGATCGCACCGAAAACTTCATCGCCAACGGGTTGGTTAGCCACAACACCCGCTGGCATGAGCAGGACTTGGCGGGGATGTTGTTGGCGACGGAGCCTGATGTGTGGCGTCGGACGAACATTCCGGCTGTGGCGCAGCCGGGGATACCGGACGTGTTGGGTCGTGAGCCGGGGGCTGTGATGGTGTCGGCGAATGGGTTCACGGCGGAGGTGTTCGCGGCGCGGCGCCGGTCGTCGGGTGAGCGGGCGTGGAACGCGATGTATCAGGGGGTGCCGTCGGCGCCGGAGGGTGATTTGATCAAGCAGGCGTGGTTTGATGCGTGGCGGTTGCCGTGTGCGCCGGCGGGTGCAGTGAAAACGGTGGTGGCGGTCGACCCGAGTGATAGTGGGCAGGGTGATGAGGCGGGCATCCTGGCGGTGAGCCTCACCAGCGAGGGTGTGTGTGCTGTGATCGCGGACGTCAGCGCGCCGATGACGTCGGATGCGTGGGCCAAGGCGGCGGTGAAACTCGCCGTCCAGGTCGGGGCCAGTGAGATCGCGGTGGAGGCGTTCGCCGCCCGGGAAACCTATTCGCGGGTGTTGCGTGAGGCGTTGAAAGCGGAGGGCGTGTCACGCCCGGTGAAGGTGACGGCGTGGCCGCCCAAGGGCAGTGGCCGGGGCGGGGGTGATGCGCTGGCCCGGTCGTCGGCGTTGCTGCAGGCTTTGGAGGTTGGGACGTGCCGGCTGGCGGGCCGCTTCGACGAATTCGAACGCGCCGCGACGACGTGGCAGGCGGGCCAGCATCAACCGGACCGGCTGGCCGCGCTGGTGGTGGGGCATGACGTATTGGTGCATTCGATCGGTCAGGGCTGGGACTTCGCCACACCGGGCGATGCGGTGTTGGAGGGTGGGCGGCCCAGGTTGGCGGCGATCACCGGGGGCGGTTCGACGTCGCCGGCCCCGCAGGGCGCGTGGTGGGAACAACAACTCGGGTAAAAGTCGGGGGCCGGGCGGATACTGCGGGCATGACTACTTGGGAACCGATGGATGTCGAGATGATGGAAACGCAGGGTGGCGGCGGCACGTTGGTCTCACCGCATCCCGCGCACGATCCGGAGTGGTCGCGTATGGACGAACTTCGTTGGCGGGCGGGTGTGTTGCGGGCAAACACGGGTGTGACGGTGACATTCAACGACCAGCCCACTTTCCGGCGACAGGACCGGACGGCACGTTTCCCTGAACTGGTCGGCGTGATCGTCGAGGGCCCGGCAGGGTCAATGTCATGCAGCGAGTTTGACCGCGACTTACTCGCATTCCTGAACGCTGTTGAGGTAGGGGCATCCGTGATGGGCACAATGCTGGGTGCCGCCGCGCCGTGAAACGTCGGGTAGGTCAGGGGCGTGCGCGATACTGTCGGCATGGCCTCGGGTGATGAGTTTCTGACGTTGTGGCAGCACCACGATCGTGGTGGCGGGCAGGTGACGTTGCGGCGCACTGCGGTGATGAGTGTGCAGCCGAATCTGAACGGGTTACGGCGGGTTCGACGGGTCGTTGGTGCGCTGCCTCGACGGCGTCACCTACCACGTCGAGGAGTCCACCAAGACGATCACCGCGCGCCTCGGGTGCCGTTGTCGTGAAATGCGACCGATGCCAGCAGCCGATCGCAGTGGGCCAGTTCTACATTGAGGCGCGCCGCCGGGAGGGCAAGCCGTTCATCGCGCCTCGGCCCGGAATCGACAACGGGATGAATCTTGATCCGTTCGTCTATATCCACATCCCGGACTGCACCGTCTACATGGCTACCGCGAACGCTCCCGAACAACCGTGACCCGCCGGGAACTCGAATGTTTCACGGCACTGTGACCTGCACAGAGTCTGGTTTCACGCACAAATCTGAGGGGGTCACCCCCCGGGGTTAGTTTGTGGCGCGTGGGACAGATGCGTGCCGGGTGCCGGGTGTGACGCCGCCGCCGTTGCCGGGTGACCGGGTCGCCGTGCTCGTCACGTTCGCGCTGCTGGTCGCCGCCGTCGCGGCCGCGCTGTACCTGACAGCCCAGCATGTGGGGGTTGCGCCCTGGTGAGCCGGCCCGTGCAGTCCCACCAGCTGCTGCAGTGGCGGCCCGACAAACATCTCGTCGCCGCGGTCCTCGCGGTCCCGAAGTCGCACATCCCCATGACGGAGATGCCCGACATGGACCGCTGCTACCTCGTCGCCGGACTGACGATGGCGGGCCTGACCGCCGAGGACATCGCGGAACGCACCGGCTGCTCCCGCCGACTCGTCATGACGATCCGCGCAGACCCCCGCACCGTCATGGCCGCCGTCGCGTCCGACGACAATTTCGAGCTCGAACGGGACCTACGCACCGAACGCTGCCAACACGCCGCCACCCGCGGGGAACTCGCCGAGGTTCGGCGCGCGCTGGAGCGGGTCACCCACCAGCGCGACGACATGCTGGACCAGTTGCAAGTCAAGGGCCGCGTCGACTCGTTCCCGCGGTGCGGCCATGAACGCGTCGGCTACAACGTGTACAGCCGAAACGGGGTCGACTACTGTCGCAAGTGCCGCCGCGAATGGGACGCCACGAAACGGAAACCAAGACCGTCTACCAGGAAAAATAGGCGATCCGTTAGAAATAACGGCAATATTTTGCATAACCCGGGCCTAGGTTCCGCCCCATGAATCACAGCCTCGGATGGACCGTCCTGATCCTCGTCATCTACGTGCTCGCCGCGGCGCGCATCACCCGCCTGATCAACGCCGACTCCATCACCGAACCGGCGCGCATGTGGATCGCGGGGCGCGCCGAAGCGGCGAAGACGAAATCCGACGAAGCCTCCGCCGCCAGCCAACCCGCCCTCGCCGACTCGTACCGCAAACGTGCTGCTCGCGGCGTCAAAACCTACGACTTCGTGATCTGCCCCTGGTGCGTCGGATTCTGGGTCAGCCTCGCCGGCGCGATCTACCTGGTGCCATTCCTACTCGGCTGGCACGGCGGATGGGTGCTGCCAGTCGCATTCGCCGCGTCGCATGTGATCGGCAAGGCCGCCGGCCTCGCGCAGGGCGACTAGACACCCCGGCTGGCTACCTTCCGTACCGTGGCCACCCCGTCTCAGCAGATCGTGCAGCGCCTGAAGGGGTCGCTGACCGCGCAGGGTGCCCTCACCGCGTCCGCGCCGCCGCCGCTGGTCGCCGCGTCGGCGCCCGTGACTGACACGGCGAAAATTTTCCGCAACAGCGGGTTCGGTAGCCGGTCGGCGAGCTGGCAGAACGAACTGTGGGAGCTCTACGACGAGGTCGGCGAGTTCGCCTACTACGTCGACTGGCTGGCGTCGTCGTGCTCGCGGGTGCAGTGGATCGCCTCCGAGATCGGGGAAGACGGCCGCCCCACCGGCGGAATCGCCGACGACAACCCCGAGGGGCAGAAGGTCGCCGAGATTGTCCGCGACCTGGCGGGAGGCACCCTCGGCCAGGCCGAACTCACCGAACGGTCCATCCGGATCCTCGCGATCCCGGGCGAGCATTGGATCGCGATCCTCCAACGCCCCGTCTCCCCCGTCTCCCCCGGGTCGCAGGAGACTGAGGAGAGGTGGTTCGCCGTCACCCTCGAGGAAATCGAGCAGGGCACCCGCGCCGACACCGTGAACATTGTGCTGCCAGACGGGCGCAAACACGAGTACAACAAGGACCGCGACGCCGTGATTCGGGTGTGGAATCCGCACCCACGCAAAGCGATGGAGGCGACGTCGCCGGCGCGGTCATGCCTGCCGGCTCTACGGGAGATCGCCCGAACGACCGCGAAGATCGAAAACATCGACTACTCGAGGCTGCTCAGCGCGGGTGTGTTCCTGATCTCGTCGGAGGCGAACGTGCCGTCGGCGGCCGCTCCGACGTCGGCGGGCAAGCCCGGCGACCCGCCACCCGCGCCGCCGGCGCCGCAGAGTGTGGCGTCGTCTGTGCAGCGGCAGTTCGTGCAGATCGCGCAAACCGCCCACAAGGATCCCAAGAACATGGCCGGCGTCGTGCCCATCACGATTTCGGTTCCGGACGTGAAGAACGCCGCCGAGCACATCGACTTCGGGAAAGAGTTCTCCAAGGCCGAGCTTGAGAAACGTGACAATGCGATCGACCGGTTCGGGATGGGCGTCAACATGTCGCCGGAGCGGCTACGTGGCATGTCAACCGGGAATCACTGGTCGAGCTTCGTGATCGGTGACAGCGATGTGCAGCTGCACATCGCACCCGCGATGGAAACGCTGCTCGGGGCGGTCGACCAGAACGTGCTGCGGGACACGCTTCGCGCGGAGGGCATCGACCCGGACAAGTACGTGCTGTGGTACGACGCCAGCCAGTTGACGGTCGACCCGGACAAGAGCGACGAAGCGAAGGACGCGTTCGCGGGTAACGCGATCACCTCCGACGCGCTGGTGAAAGCGTCCGGCCTTCCGGCGGACTCGGTGTATGACCTGGACTCCCCGGAGGGGGTGAAGGTGTTCGCCCGGGACGCGGTGACGAAGAACCCGGCGCTGCTGCCGATGTACGCGCATCTGTTCTCCGGGACGCAGGGGTTGGAGTTCCCCAACGCTGCGCAGCTGCCCGCCGGCGACAGCGGCCGGCGGGTGCCGAGCCGGGACGTGTCGGGGTCTGAGCGCGGTGAGGAACCCGACACCGAAGGCGGGGAGCCGCGCGCGATCGCCGCGTCAGCCGGGCCCGACGCGGCCGTGTCGCTGGCTATCACGTGGGGCACCACGCGCGCGCTGGACATGGCGGGGAAGCGGCGCGTGAAAACCAACGACGTGCAGATGCGGGCCAGGCTGCGCGACGTCGAACCCCACGACTACCACCGGTTCATGGGCCCCGTCACAGACAGCGAAGTCGCGGCGCTGATCAAGGGGTGGGATCCGGGGCTGGACGAGCTGGCAGGCCGGTACGGCTTCGACGCCGATCAGGTGCGGCTGGCCGTGTCGCAGCGGGCCCGCGCGCAGCTGACCGCCCAACTCGTCGACGGACAGGTCATGTGATGGGCATCGCCGAAGCAATCGCGCTGACCGGACTCGCACACCTGGTGGGCGACTACGTGATCCAGTCGCACTGGATGGCGGTCGAGAAGACGAAGCGGTGGTGGCCGGCCATCGCGCACGCGGTCACCTACGGGCTGCCGTTCCTGCTGATCACGCAGTCCCCGGTGGCGCTGCTGGTGATCGTCGGCACTCACGCCGTCATCGACCGCCACCGCCTCGCCCGACATCTGGTGTGGTTCAAGAACCAGTTCGCACCATTCGCGTTCCGGCCTGGTCATACCGCGACCGGCTATCCGGATGATACGCCTCCGTGGCTGTCGTTCTGGCTGCTCATCGCAGCGGACAACATCCTGCACATGTTGATCAACGTCGCTGCGGTGGTGTGGCTCTGATGTGGCCTGATCCGGGTGAGGCGTTGTCGCGCATCATCTCCGCTGAGGCGGCGATCGCTGATCTGTACCGGGAGGCGTTGCGCCGCTGGCTACCGGCCGCGCGCGCAGCGGTCGGCCTGACCGCGGCCGCCGCGCCCCCGCCGGACCCCAACGCGGTCGGTGAAACCCAGGCGCAGTGGGAGGAACACGCCGAGCAGGTCGTCCTCGCCGGGCTGCTGGCGTTGTGGGCGGCGGCGTTCGTCGAAGCCTCCGACAGCCTCGGCGCCGAGATCAACATTCCTGACCTCCCCGGCAGTGACCGCGAACCGCCGGATGCGCCTCCGTCGCGCATCGACGCCGCCGTGCTCGACATCGTCGCCCGCCACGCCGACATGACACCCGACCAGGTCGCCAACAGTGTGGCCCGCGTGCAGGCCGCACCCGGCGTCGGCGAGCACGCCACCGACTTCGTCGCCGCGCGCCGGCCCGCCGCCTACACGATCCCCGGCCGGGTCAGTGAGAAACTCGCCGCCGAACTCGCCGACACCCCGCAGCCGGACATCACCGACGCCCCGCGCGGCGCGGAGCCGCCACCGCTGTCCCCGCCGGAGATCGCCGCCGAGGTCCTCGACGTCGACTCCCCAGCAGTGCGGGCCGTCACCGACGCCGAGAAATACCAGGCCGCCGGTGTCCTCAACCACGCCGTCCTCATCGCCGCGCAACAGTCCGAAGACGCCCCCGAACTCGAGAAGGTGTGGATCGCCACCATCGACGGCAAAACGCGGCCGTCGCACTGGGCTGGTGACGGGCAGCGGGCGCCGCTCAACGGACACTTCACCATCGGCGCCGAACAACTCGCCTACCCGGGTGACCCCACCGCATCCCCGGCCGAGCGGTTCAACTGCCGATGCCGGCTCGGGATCCTCGCCCACGATGAGCCGCTGCCCGACGAAGTGGACCGGCACACCGAACGCCTCGACGGCCGCGACTCCGTGGCGATCAACCGGGACGGCCGCACCCAGCAAGAGGAAATTGAGCGCCGCAAGCGCGTCGGGAACGTGCGCGCCCGCGACGACGACGACGGGATCGGACGGGTCGCGTCCGCAACACCAGAGGAGCACACGATGGCCGAGCAGGACACGTATCGGACGTTCACGGACGTGCTGTTCGCCGTCGTCGGCACCCCCACCTCAGACGGGCGTGTCCTGTCGGCCGACACCGAGATGCGGTTCCGGTCCACACCCATGCCGTTGCGGTGGTGTGAGAAGTCGAAAGGCGGCCACGACGACGCGGTCGTCGTGGGGGTCATCGAACAGATCGGGGTCAACGAGGTCGGGGAGGTCCGCGGATCCGGCTACGTTCTGAACAGCACGAACGCCGCCGAGGCGATCGACCTGGTGGAGCATGGTGTCGTCAAACCGTCGATCGACTACATGTCCGAGGATGTCCTGGCCTACGAGGACGGCACCCGGGTGACGGAGCAGAACTTCGACCCGGAGCGGCGCAAGTTGGTGACGTCGCGCAACGTGGAGGTGTTGGCGGCGACGCTGGTGTCGATCCCGGCGTTCGGGCAGACGACGTTCGCGTTGGATGACAGCCGTAAAACGCTGGACCGGGCGTTGGTCGCGGCGGCCGCGGCGACGTTCGCGCCGCCGGTCTATGACCCGCAGCTGTTCGCCGACCCGGGGTTGGCGGGTCCGACGCGGATCACGATCACCGAGGACGGGCACGTGTTCGGGCATTTGGCGTGTTGGAAGGATCGGCACCGCAGTGTCGGTCTCGGCCACATGAAGCCGCCGCGGTCCCGCGCCGGGTACGCCCACTTCCATTCCAGCCCGCCCGTGCAACTGTCCGATGGCGGCAGCGTGCCGGTCGGGCGCCTCACGGTGGGCATCGGGCACGCCCCCACCACCGGGATCTCGAACGCGGCGGCGATGGCGCATTACGACAACGCCGCTCACTGCTGGGCGCTGGTCCGCGCCGGTGAGGACCGGCACGGCATCTGGGTGTCGGGTGTGGTGGCGCCGTGGGCGTCGCCCGAGCAGGTGCAGATGGCGATGGCGGCGCCGCTGTCCGGGGACTGGCGGCCCTACGGCGGCCAGTACGAGCTCGTCGCGGTGCTGAGTGTGAACACGCCGGGGTTCCTGTGCGCAGGCGACACGCGCGGCGAGTACGGCCTGGTCGCATCGCTGGGCCCGTCGCCGTTCACCACCGCGGGCGGCATCGATCATCTGTCACTGGACGACATCAAGACCGCGATGGTGGAGGCGCTGAACGAACACCACCAGCGGGCGGAGCTGTCGCAGCAGCGGGCGGCGGCAGTCGGTCGGGCACGCGAGGTGGCGGCGGATTCGTTGGCGGCCCGCCGCGGCGCGGTGCTGGAGCGGGCGCGGGCGACTGTGGAGGACACGAGCGGGCAGATCGCGTTCCACGAGTTCGCGGCGACGCGGCTGCCGCCGCAGCTGCTGGCGTACTGGACGACCGGCGCCGGCGGTCGGAGCAAGATCAAGTGGGGCACCCCGAACGACTTCTATCGGTGCCGCCGCGCGATCCAGAAGGCCGTCGTGAAGGACGGTGACGCGCCGCTGCCGCCGAACCAGATCGACGGGCTGTGCGCGACGCTTCACCGGATCGCGACCGGCAAGCACCCAGGCAAGCACTGACCAGCTCCGAGCGGAAAGGGACGTCCCCGATGGGGTGTAACTGCAGAGGCAGTAAAAGCGCGGGCCAACGGACAGCGTCAGGCCGCGAAATCGCCGGCTATCAGCTGATCTTCCCGGCCGGGTCAGGGATGGAGTCGGTGACGTATTCGACGCCGCTGGAGGCGAAGAACGCGCGCCACGACTCCGGCATCGTCGGCTCCACCATCCAAACCCTCTACCGCTGAGATAACGGCCCGGCGAGCGTTGGATCCTCAGTCAGGAAAACCGGATCCCCGACAACCGCGCCACCATCTGGTTCTACTGAACGGGCCTCACGGTTCGGCCAGTAGACAGACGGGCTGCCCTCGGAATCGAGAAACAGAATCCATTCGGTGCCGTCATCGCGGACACCTTCGATCCATCCAGAGTAGGCGTCCTGAGCTGGGACGAAGTTCTCCTGCCGGGGAATGTCGGCGGGGATTTCGCGGTACCGGCCGATCGTGACTCGCTGCATGAGATCGCCTTTCGGTGAGGGGATACATCGGTCCGCGCCCCACCTGGGCACCTGCTGAGAATACCGCGTTTCGGACCCCGCTGCACCCCCGGTTTCTAGCTTTCGTGATCAGAGAGTTCCTGCCATGCGCTATGTGCCGGGGAGCGATCGGACAACCACAGAAGCATCACTCCAAGAAGGAGCACTGCAGTGCCGAAGCTGCCCGATCAGCTGCCCGAACAGCTGCCCGCCACCGTCGCCGAACTCACCGAGCTCGCCGAGCAGGCGGAACGAGAAATCAACAAGTACCTGGCCATCGCCGACGCCGGCGATGAGCTGTCCGCCGAGCAGACCACCCGCCTCGGCGACCTCACCGGGTTCTTCGAGAAGACCACCGAGGCGCGAGCAACCGCCGAGGCTGCCGAGAAGTCCGCCGCCGACGAACTGGCCGGAGCGATCGAGCGTGCGCGGAAGGCGACCGCACCGAAGCCCGAGCCGAAGGCCGAGGAGACTGAGCCGGAGCCCGAAGCCGACGAGTCCGACGACGACGGTGGCGACGGCGGCGACGGTGGTGCCGAGGTGGTCGCCGAAGCTGAGGCTGCCACCGAGCAGGCCGCCCAGCCCGAGTTGGCGGCCGCAGCTGTGAAGGGGAAACGCAGCTTCGCCGCGCACACCCGCAACAGCGCACCCCCCGCCCCCGCCGCCTCCGATCAGGTGGACCCGGCGAAGCGGTGGGCGCTCGTCGCGTCCGCCCCGAACTTCGCCGAGCGTGGCGGCCAGCTCGTCGACACTGCCGCGATCGCCGAAGGTATCTGCTCGACCGGGCAGTTCACCGGCATCAACCCGGACGCCCGCACCGTGCTGGCCACGATGGAACGCCCGGACCTGCCGGTGCACGAGACGGCGGAGGAGTTCTACGCCGACCTCGACCGCATCACCTCCGAGATCCCCGACCACGGCAAGGTCAACGCCGGAGTGCTGGTCGCTGCCGGTGGCTGGTGCGCCCCCTCGGAGCAGGAGTACGACTTCTGCCCCACCCGGCCGGCGATCGGGCTGCTGTCGTTCCCGGAGAAGCGGCTGCCCCGCGGCGGCGTCATCTTCCCCGCCGAGCCGGACTTCTCGGAGCTGCAGACCGGGTTCCATTTCACCGAACCTGAGCTGGAAGCGGTCGACGGCGAGGGTGTGCCGACGGCGATCAAGAACATCGTCGAGATCCCGTGCCCGCCCGAGATGGTCGAGTACCGGCTCGAGGCGATCGGTTGGGGCGTCAAATCCGGGATCCTGCAGAAGCGGGCGTGGCCGGAGCTGGTCAAGAAGTTCCTCGACGAGTTCATGGTGGAGCACCAGTACCGCATCTCGGCGAAGTCGCTGCTGAAGGTGCTGGCCGTGTCGGGTGTCGCGAAGGTCGTTCCGACCGACGCTGTGCTGGGCGCGACGACGAGCATCCTCAACGGGCTGCATGTGCGGGCGCGGAACATTCAGATCCAGCGCCGCACCACCACGGTCGAGGGCATCGCCCCGATCTGGTTCCGGGACGTGCTGCGCTCCGACCTGGCGTCCCGCGACGGCCTCGACGTGCTCAACGTCACCGACGCCGATGTCGACCGCTGGCTGGCCGACCGCGGCATCTACCTGCAGTACGAGGGCCGCTGGCAGTCGCTGACCACCGGGCAGCCCGGACATGAGGACACCAGCTGGTGGCCCGACCACGTCGACGTCGTGTTGTACCCAGCCGGCACGTTCTGGCGGGCGCTGAACAACGTCATCACGCTGGGTGTTCAGATGCCGTTCGACCTGGTGCGGCAGAACCGGCAGTTGGAGGGATTCGTCGAGGACGAATTCCAGGTCGGTAAGCGGTGCGACCCGTCGCATCTGATCCGGATCCCGCTGTGCGTGAACGGCGCTGTCGGTGCCCGCGAGGAGATCGTCTGCACCTACGGCACCGAGGTGGAGTCGCTGGAGGCGACGATCACCATCACGGGCACACCCGATGGCGGAACGTTCGAGGCGACGCTGGCTGGTAACAGCACCGACATCGCCTACAACGCGAATGCCGCAGCGGTGAAGACCGCGCTGGTCGGTTTGGACGACGGCTACGACGCCGCCGACTTCACTGTCACCGGCGGCCCCGGACCCGGCACCCCGTGGGTGGTGACCTACCCGTCCGCGCTGGGCGCGCTGACGGTGGACGGTACCGACCTGACCGGCGGCACCATCCCGGACGCGGCCGTCTCCTAACCGCGGGGGTCGGACGCAGTGGACGTGGCTGGCGGTGTGTTCCGAGGCGGTAGCACCGCCAGCCTCCCCGCACTGAGAGGAGCACGGCGTGACGAGCGTTTTTCAACCCGTCAAATTTGATGCCCCGCTGGTCAACCCGTCACCGAACGGACTGTTCGCCGCGGTCGCGTGGCAGACCGATGTGGACGGGCGGCCCCGCTGGCTCGGCGGGGGTGTCGATGTTCGGGTGTTCAACTACGGCGGCGAGGATTCGTTCGGGGTGTGGGCGGCCGACTGGTGCGGCCTGCAAGAAGACCTCGATGTCGGAGACGTCAAGGACGCCGGGGATCGCCCCGAGTCGCTGGACACGTTCGTCGCGTTGACGACGTGGGCGGCTGACGAGTGTGACCTGACCCGCCGCAGCGGAGACGAGGTCCGGGCCCGCGCTGAACAGGTTCACCGTCTGCAGGAACCGAACCAGGCCGAAGCGGAGGTCGCTGAACGGCTGCTCAGCGACGCGGGCGCGGCGACCGCGGCTGACGATCTGGTTGCCGCGCTGGGCGTGTTGGAGGGCGCGCTGGCGAAGACGAACACCCTCGGCGTGATCCATGCGGGTGCGCAGTGGGCGGCGGTCGCCGCCGACAAGGGTCTGATCGTCAGGTCTGGTTCGGTGCTGAAATCGCCGATGGGTCATCAGTGGGTGTTCGGCGGCGGCTACGTCGCCGGGTTGGTGAACACGCTGGTCGCCACAAGCCCGCTGTTCGGGTGGCGCACCGACGTGAAGGTCCACGACGCGGTGAAGCTCGAGCACAACCTGTTCAAGGCGATCGCGGAGCGGTCGCTGGTCATCGGGTACGAGGCGGCCGTCGGCGCGGCCGTAATCCAGTAGAGGGAGAAGGGTTCATGCCTGCTGGTGTGGAGAGTGTCGTCGAGGATGGGGTTGCGACGATCGAGTTCGTCGATCCGTCTGTCCGGGGTGTGGGGTTAGCTCGGCTGTTGGAACACGCGCCGGCCGATCAGGTGTCGAAGGTGACGCGTCCGCGGGTGGCGTACATCGTGCCGGAGGAGTTCGCGCGGGCAGCGGGGCTGCTCGACGCCGCTGCCGAGCCGGTCGTGGCGCAGCAGTGGCCTGACGGTGACCCCGACGACGACTGGAAACGTCCCGAGCTCGACGCGTACGCAGCCGCGCACGGCCTCGACCCGGGCGAGTACGGCAACAAAGCTGAACTCCTCGCCGCGATCAAGGCGGCGTCGTGACGATCTACTCGCTGACCTTCTGGAGGGACGCCACCGAACGGGCGCTGAAGTCGGCCGCCCAGGCAGCGGTCCTGGCCCTCGGCGGCGACGCGATCAACGTGTGGACGGTCGACTGGCAGACGGTGTCGGGGCTGACCGCGGGCGGCGCGGCGCTGTCGTTGCTGACGTCGGTCGCGTCGGCCGGGTTGGCGAACCGTGGCACCGCGTCGCTGTCCAAGGCCGTTGAACCCCATCGGGATGCCTGAGCCGATCCAGAAAGCGGTCCGCCGCTTCTGGGCGCTACTCGACTCCGAAACTGTTCGGCTGTTCGTCTGGCCGTTTTTCATCGGCCTGCTGTGCTGGGGCATCTACGGCACGTTCTTCTCCGCACCGATCCAGTTCGTCTACCCCGTCATGGGGGAGGCCTGGTACAACATCTGGATTTGGATGCACATCCCCGGCCCCGCAGCCGTCCTCGCCGGGCTGATGATGCGACGCGGCGGCACCCCCATCGCCCAGATGAGTACCCCGATGTTGTTCCGCGACTACATGGGCCTATGGCTGCAGCTCGGCGGCTACGTGACGATGTTCTTCGCGCTGCTCTACTACGAGATATCGGCGATCCAAGCCACCCACTGGGGGGCGTCGGCTTTTTCCGTCTTCGCGCTCGCCCCGTACGTGCTGGGATGCCTGTTCCTCGCGTTGCAGACCGGCCGGAAATTGTGGCGCGGCGAAACGCTGCATCGAGCCACCAGGAAGCACGGGTGGCACAAATGAGCGTCACTGGAACGATCCTGCTGGCCCTGGCCGGCTCCGCGATCCCGTCATCCCTGATCGCCGGGTTTTTCATGTTCAAGGTGAATCGGGCCACCGCCACAAAGGTGATCGTCGAGGCTGAGGAGATCTCGCGGCGTACCGCACTCGCCGAAGCGAAAGCAGCGCTCGAGTTCTCCACGGACAGATTCCGCAACCTCGAAGGCGACTTCCTGAAGGTAAAGAAGGATTGCTCGTCGTGCCAGGAGGAGCTGCGGAAGCTCAAGCGCCGCGACGAGCGCCGGGACCGCATCGAGGACGCGCTCATCGAAGCGTGGGTGGAGGCGATTCCGCTGCTCCCCGCCGATGCCGAACAGACCCGCAAGCTCCGCGAGGCAGCGGCCGCGGCGCGCCGAGAGAAGCACGAACTGGACGGCGATACCTGACCATCACCCGGGTGTTGCACTTCGGATCGTGATGCACCCGCCCGTCCTACTGTCCGTTTCAGCCTCGGAGACCGGATTGACCAGCGGCGCGCAGCGCCTGACAGCAGGAGGACAGCCAGCATCATGGCCGGCGCTATTCCAGTCGTAAAGGGCTACGCACTGCGCGCGACGAAGGTCGACGCCTGCGGCAAGCCGATCGAAGGACCAAGAAACCGCATCGTCACGAAAGGCTTCATCGAGTTCACCCCCGAACCCGAACTGAAGCAGCGTGAGGAGCTTGAACAGCTCAACGCCGAAGGGAAGGTGTGTTTCGCCGACACCACCGCACCCGAGATCAAACGGCACAACCTGTCGTTGCAGCTGTGTGGCGTCGACGCCGAACTTTCCGTCCTGTTCAACAGCCTCAACGAGAAGGTGTTGGACTACGACGACAACGTCGTCGGGTTGGCCGTCGGGCGCGAGGTGGACACCGACTACGGTGTGGCGCTCGAAATCTGGACGGGCGGCAGCTCCGAAGACGACTGCCTCGACAACCCCGCCGATTCGATCTTCTCCGTGCAGGGATCCGGGAAAACCTACGGCTACCTGCTGATGTTCGGCAAGGAATGGGTGACGGGGAATTTCCCGGTCACCGCCGGCATCACCAACATGACCCTGTCGGGTATCTCGATCCCGGGCCCGCATTGGGGTCGCGGCCCGTACAACGTGGCTGCCATCGATGGTTCGGGAACGCCGGGCCGTCTGCTGGTGCCGGTGTTGAAGAAGCGTGAGTTCACGTTCTTCCGCACCACGGTGGAGCCTCCGATGGAAACTGACGGGGCGTGCGAGTTGGCGGTCCAGTCGATCTTCGACACCGGTGACTACTTCGGGGCTGAGGCTGTGGATGTGGCGCCGGATCAGCCGATCTGCAACGGTGTCGGCTACACGGTGGTCAACGATGCGACGTCGGGCAACTTCACGTTGCTGGTCGGTACGGACGAGACCGCCGACATCGCGTTCGATGCGCTGCCCGCGGCTGTGCAGTCCGCGGTCGAGGCTCTGTCGAGCGTCGAGGTGGGTCAGGTGCAGGTGTCGGGCACTGCGGGCGACTACGTCGTCACGTTGGATCCGTCGCTGGGTGTCCTGACCGCCGATTCGAGCGGGCTGACGGGCGGCACCGCGGTGGTAACCGCCCTGTAAGAGGTAGACGAACGGACCGCCCCGGGTGCCCTAGCGGCCTCGGGGCGGTTCGTCGTTGGGAGCACCCCGGCTGGCTACCGTCACCGCCATGACGTGCTCATGGCCGATCGACAGATCATGCCTTGACGCCGCCCATCCGCTGCCCGAGCTGGGTGAGGATCCCACCGACGCGGAGCAGGCCGCCTACGACACGGCTTTGGCGCAGCGGAACAACGCCGAGGACCTCGCCGTGCACGTGCTGTGGGCGCTGTCCGGGCGGCAGTTCGGTGTCTGCCCGGTCACCGTCCGCCCCTGCGGGCAGGAGCCGTGTTGGCCGGCGCGGCGGGAGTCCTACGTTCTGGCGTGGCTTGATGGCGGCTGGTCGAATCAGCCGTGTGGCTGCGGGCCCGGCGCCTGCGCTGTCGCGGGGCCGCGGGTGGCGCATCTGCCGGGCCCGGCCAACCCGCACACCGACGACACCCCCATCACCGTCACCATCGACGGTGACGTTTTGCCCGCCGACCAGTACGTGCTGGAGGGCGACGTTTTGTACCGGGTGGACGATTCGTGGCCCAGCCAGGACCTCGGCCGGCCCCTCGGCGAGCCGGGTACGTGGTCGGTTACCTACCACCGCGGTGTGGCGCCCCCGGCGGGGGTCTCCGCGCTGGTGGGGCAGTTGGCGAAAGAGTTCATCGCCGGGTGCGGCGACACCGGGAAGTGCCGCATCCCGGCGAACCTGACCGGCACATCCCGTCAGGGTGTGTCGAAGACGTTCGACCCCGCGAAGATCCTGGCGTCGCGGCGCACCGGGCTGCGGGAGATCGACCAGTGGCTGGCCGCGGTCAACCCTCACAGCCTGACTCAGCCACCCGAGGTGCTGTGAGGTGACGGCCCCGGATTGTTTAGACCCGGCGATCGACGTGGTCAACACCGTCATGGATGCGATGCGGGCCGCGTTCAGGGCCGACAGTGACTGCCCGCCGGTCGGCGGCGGTATCGACGTGGTGCGGATGTTCGCCGGTGACGGGGCGCTACCCGCCTGGGATCCACAGTTGGCACAGGAGGCGATGTTCCTGTGGGTGCGGGTCGATCGCCGCTACCGATCCCGGACACCTGACTTCCCGGCCGCGTTCGTCGGTGACGGGCCGTGCGACAACGCCGACGCGTTCGCCGTCCTGGCGGTGGAGGTGGGGGTAGCGCGGTGCACATCCATGGATTCGGAGTGCAACTGGCCGCTGCTCGCCGAGGAGGCGCAGATCAGTTTGGACGATTCGTGGCGGTTGGAGCGGGTGATGCGGGCGGTCCGCTGCCTGCGCAGCAAGGAGCGGGCGGTGGCCACGGACACGGTCGCCCCGGTGGGCCCGGAGGGCCCGGAGGGCGGCGTGGTGGCGTGGACGGGCATGGCGTATGTGCAGATCTGAGAAAGGGATTTGATGATGGGTAATCGGGTGACTGTTCGGGTTGTCGATTCGGTGGTGGGTTTGACGCGTGGGTCGGAGATGACGGTGGAGGTGACTGATGTGGTGCGCCGCCGCGTCGCGAAGGGCATCTACAAGGTGGTCGATGATCATCGGGCGGGGGCGCATGTCCATGTGGCGATGCCAGCCGATGTCGACGAACCACCGAGCGACGAACCACCGCCTCCCCCCGCTTCAGTCCAAGAGCTCTATCCCGACGAACCGCCGGCGGGTAACGCGTCGAAGGACGAATGGCTGTCGTTCCTGGCCCGGCAGGGCATCGACGTGCCGCTCGACGAGGAGGGTGAAACCCCGGGCCGCGACGGGTTGAAGATGCTGTGGCAGCAGGTCACCGGTGGGAGTTAGCGCGCGCGTCGAGATCCATGACGTCGAGTTCGACCGGCAGACCACCGCGCATGCGCGGCGCCGGATGGCGTCGTGGAAGCGTCGGACGGCGACGCAGGCCCGCGCTGATGTGCCGGTGCGCACCGGGAATCTGGGCCGCAGCGTGGGTGAGGGTGCGACGCGGGTCGTCGGGCCCCGGCGGGTCAGTGGCAGTGTCCACGCGTCGGCGGATTATGCGCTGTACGTGCATGAGGGCACCCGCCCGCATCTGATCCGGCCGCGCCGGGCGCAGGCTTTGCGGTTTCAGATCGGCGGCCGGACGGTGTTCGCGAAACTGGTCCGCCACCCGGGCACCAGGGCGCGGCCGTTCCTGCGTAACGCCGGCACCCGGGTCGCTGCACAGATGCGCTGACTGCACACTGGCTTGGCACTCTGCGGGCATGACAATCTATGCCTCGGATGACGCCACCAAGGTGGCCGAAAACACTGAACCCGATCAAATCGAACCGGTCCGCGCTGAGGTTCACAGCCCCGATCCGGATGGCAATCACACGCCGCCCAGCTACCCGATCGATGACGAGCCGGAACCTGCCGACGAAACCGACGAGCCCGAAGACGCAGACGGCGAGCCCGAAGACCCGGCCGAACCCGATTGGTCGGCCGAACCCGACTGGGAACACGACCACGTCGAGTTCCACGGCGACTTGCTCGCGTTCCGTGTCCCCGCCCAGTCCGCCGTCACCAGCCTCGGTATCGGCGCCGGCCCCGGATCCACCCCGAACGAGCAGTCGTTCTACGCCCGCTATTTTCTGTCGACGCACCTGTCGTCGCAGTCGTTTCAGCGGTTCCTCATGCGGTCGATTCAGCCGGACGGCTACCCGGCTGAGGTGACTGACCCGCAGGGCGACCTGGTCAACGCCATCTCCAAGCCGCTGCTAGACCGGCTCGAAGCCGAAGCGAAAGCCCGGAAAACAGCCCCAAAGGGCAAAAAGTAGCTGCACCAGCGGTTCGTAACTTGAACCGGTGACCACGCCCGTCGGATCGATTCGTCTTGATCTGACCATCGACGGGTCGGCGCTCCCCGCGCAGGCGATGGCGCAGGTGCAGCGCGCTATCGCGCCGGTGCTGGCCGACCTCAGTCGCCGCCTCAACGAGGTGGAGCGCGACGTCCGCGACACCACCCGCACCACGCAGCGGGAAACGACGAAGCAGTCAGCGGCCTATACGGCTGTCCTCGAGCGCCTCGATGAGATCGGCGATCAGCACACCCGCAACGCGGCGAAAGCGCAGGCGGCGAGCCGACTGGAGGTCGGTGCTGTCACGGCGGTGACGCGGGCGATTGAGCGGCAGACGGTGGCGTTGGCGGCGAACACGGCGGCGCGTGCGGCGAATGCTGCCGCACCGTTGGGCGGACCGCCCGGCCGCGGCGGCGCAGGCGGTGGTGGTGGCGGCGGCGGGTTCAGCCGCCGTGGCGGCCGCTTCACGTCGGGTCCGTTGGGGGCGGCGGTGTTCAACGCGGCCGCGCTCGGTGTCGGTTCCTGGCCCGCGATCGCCACCGCGGCGACGGAGTTGACGGGGGCGTTGCAGCAGCTCACCCAGGTGGGCCTGGTGGTACCTGCGATGTTCGCCGGGATGGCCACGTCCTTCGGCACCGCTGCGATCGGCTTCCAGGGCATGGGCGACGCCGTCAAGGCGCTCAACGAGGCCGCCGCGTCCGGAGACCCGAAGGACTTGGAGAAGGTCGCCGAACAGCTCAAAGATATGGCGCCGGCCGCGGTGGACACCGCCAAGGCGTTCAGTGCGTTCACACAGGGACCGTGGAAAGAGCTGCAGAAAGCCACAGCTCAAACGATGTTCGAGGGCGTCGACAAGACGTTCACCGACCTCGCTGACAAGACGATGCCCACCCTCACCCGCGGCACGGCGCAGGTCGGGTCCGCGTGGAACAAGACGTTCAAAGAACTTGGCCGGGTCGGCGGGCTGGATTCGTCGCAGTCGATGCTGGACAAGATTTTCGGGAACACGGCGGAGGCGCAGACCCGGGCGAACGCAGCCATCGAACCTTTGGTCTCGGGGTTCGGGAAGCTCACCGCCGAGGGCACCGACTTTCTGCCGCGCCTCGCCGACGGCCTCACAGCGGTATCGACCCGCTTCGACAATTGGATCACCCGGTCGGTGGAGAACGGCAACCTCGACAAGTGGATTGATCAGGGGTTGACCGGCACGACGCAGCTTGGGGAGTCGTTCCTCAACGTCGGGAAGATCATCACGAACCTGACGAAAGCGGCCGGCGCCGACGACGGGGGTCTGCTGGCGGCGTTGGAGCGCGGCACGACCGCGTTGGCGGAGTTCACCGGGTCGGTGGAGGGGCAGGACCGCCTCGGCCGGTTCTTCGCGGAGGGCCGTGAGCAGCTCAATCAGTGGGCGGGGGTGCTGCGTGAGCTCGGCCCGGTCCTGCGGGAGGTGTACGAGGCGTCGAAGCAGTGGACGGCGGTGCTGCTGCCCGCGCTGACCGGGCTTCTGGATGTCGTCAACAGCCTGCCGGGCGGCATCGAAGCCATCACAGTCGGGTTCCTTGCGTGGAAAACGATGGGGGCGTTCACCGGCCTGTTGGGTGCTCTGGGCGGGGTGTCGACCGCGCTCGGCGGGATCGACGGCAAGCTGGGGAAGAAGGGCGGCGGCGGGGTCCTCGGGAAGCTGGGGATGCTCGGCGTAGCGGGCGCCGCTGGCGGGATCATCACCCAGCCCACCGACGGCACCCAGCCGTCCAGCGGCACGTCGGCGCTGCTGACGTTGGGTGGCGGCGCGGCCGCCGGATTCCAGGTCGCCGGCCCGGTCGGGATGGCGTTCGGGACGCTGGCCGGCGCGGCGGTCACGTTGGCGCAGGTGTTCATCAACCAGGCCAACATGATCGACAACGCGCGCCGCGCCAACCAGGAGTTCCTCGACAACCGGCCCCCCTCGGTCCCGGCGATCAGCACCGACCGGCCCATCACGCCCGGCCCGGCGGTATCGCCGCCGAACCTCAGCACCCCGAACCCGGCCGGCCCGACCTCGGTCCGCGGCCTGCTACTAGGCCCGGCCGCCGGTGTCGGCATGGGCAGCGGCGGGGAGCTGCGGAACCTACCCGCCATCGACTCGGCGCTGGCCGGTATCGCCGACAAGGCGGCGACAGCGCGCGCCAACATGGATTTACTCGCCAATGACATCACGACCCTTCCGACCGGTGAGGTGGTGCTCAAGGAGAACACGCCGGAGGCGATCGAGAAGGTCAAGAACCTCGGCTACACGATCCGGGATCTGCCGTCGGGGCAGGTCGCGATCAACGTGCAGTACATGTACAACGGGCAGCCGATCAGCCTGGAGCAGCTGCGGGCGCCGATCACTGTTCAGGCGTTTCCGGGTGACACGACGAACCCGCGGCTCGGTGGCCGCGCTGACGGCGGTGTCCTGCCCGGCTACAGCCCGGGCGTGGACAACATGTTGTGGCCGATGTCGGGCGGTGAGGGTGTCATCATCCCGGAGGCGATGCGGGCGCTCGGCCCGAACTGGCTGTACAACCTGAACTCGAGGTTCCGGCCGGGGCTGTCGCGCCGCGGCTACGCCGACGGCGGTGTGCACCTCGGAACTGGTGCGCTGCCCGGCCCCGGAATGCCGGGCGACGATCCGGTACTCGATTTGCTCGGAGACATCCGCGATCTGCTGCTGGGTAAGGGCGCCGCGAATGCGCCGCTGAACGTGACGGCACAGTCGTTATCGCAGTTGACCAGCTCCGCGGTGGGGCGGATGCCGGGCATGACGGGCGGCGGCATGGGTCCGTTCGGGACGCCGTTGAAGCCGCGGCACCCGGGTTATGAGATGGCGGCGGCGGCGATTCAGGCGCTCGGCGGTGACCCGGAGAAGTTCTTGGGGGCGGACCCGGCGCAGTATTTCACTGAGCAGCTCCATCAGCAGCTGCAGCCGTTGATGAGCGGTGTCGGCACGTCGGGGTTGTCGGGTGGGCGGTCGCCGTCGACGTTCGCGGGTCCGCTCGCGGAGTTCGCCCGCACCGGTGACCTCGCGGGCCTGGTGGGGCTCGGTTTGGACGCCAACGATCCGGTTGTGAAGGCGATCGCGTCGGCGCGGAACAAGAAGAGGAATGCGCTCGGCGGCGACGCGATCGCGGAGCTGGTCGAGCAGGTGTTGACCGGCGGCGGCTACAGCGGGGTCCTCGACTCGTCGAACACGACGCTGGTCGCGGCGCTGCAAACGTTCACGGAGAAGCAGCTCAAGGGTGGCCGCGGCGCCACCTCGGCGGCGCTCTCGCCGTTGATGGTGGGCAGCGGGCGGTCTGCACGGTTCAGCGATGAAGGGTTGGTTCCGGCCGCGGCGGCGCTCAACGATCTGATCGGGCAGATGTTCCCGCAGATCACCGAGATCGGCGGCTACCGGCAGGATCCGCACCCGGATCATCCGTCGGGGCGGGCGCTGGACATCATGATCCCGAACCACAACACGCCGGAGGGTAAGGCGCTCGGCGATCAGGTGTGGCAGGCGTTGATGGGCACCGGCATCGTCGATCCGCAGGGTTCGCTGTGGCAGAAGCCTGACCATTACGACCACATCCACGCCCGCATCGCGGAGGGCATGGAGAACGCCGCGGCCGGTCTGCTACCCGGCGGGCTCGGGGCGGGTGTCGGGG